GCAGGATTTGCCCGTCGTTCCCGGAGAGCTGCCCGGGGAAAGTCAGGCGGTGCAAGTTTTGGCCAGCGTCCCCGGAGGAGCAGGCGGAGAAAGTCCGGCGGTGCAGGTTTTGGCCGTCGTCCCCGGAGGAGCCGCCCGGGGAAAGTCAGGCGGTGCAAGTTTTGGCCAGCGTCCCCTGAGGAGCAGGCGGCCTGCCGGAAGATTCCGGCGGCCGCCCGAATCAATCCTTCTTGCCGCCGAAGACGATAAATCCCGCCGAAATCGTGGCCAGTACGATAATGATGTACTTAATTTTTTCAGCAAATCCGCAAACTTGGTCGTATTTGAATTCGTAGGTTTGCCCGACAACCTGGAATTGACGGGGCTGCGGACAAACAGCCGTAGTCTGTAAAAAATAATCGGGCTCCCAAGTCGTACCGTTATCGGAATGGGGTATTTCAAATCCTTTGTCGTTTGCATCTATATCGCCAAGTTTGGCGCATGCGAGGCTGTCGCTGCCTTCCGGGCAGTTTTCGCCCTTCTGACCGCTTTGGCCGCCTGAAGTATTTCCGCCGCCTTGGCCGTCTTTGCCGACACTTTTGCCGTTATTGGGGTCGTTATTCGCGGCAGGTTTGGAATCAGCCTCTTTATCCGGCCTGTTCATTACGTGAACATTGGAATTATTGTTTGTGATGGATATTCCGCCCGTGGGATTTGATACGTTGCCGCCCGGACTGGAATTTGACCAGTCGGAAGGTGCATTAACGGTTATCACATCCTGTTTCGTCGCCCCGTTGCTGTCGCGATAAGGCTCGCCGACAATGGACAATGTGCCCCCGGTATTAATATCACCCTGGATCGGTTGTATTTCCTTTCTGATTTGTTTGCCCAATTCTCCTCTATCGTTAATATAATCATTAGGGTTATTTTTAAAATCTTTTTTAGCGTATTCAGAAATGTCGACTATTTCCAACTCTTTAACTTGTTCGACTTTCAATACGCCAATTCTGATAGAAAATCTGTCATCATGACCCGGTAACCTTTTCCTAGTCGCCTTATCAATCCAATACCCATCGCAACTATGGGTACCACCCCAATACATAACAACATCCTCAACCTTTGGCACTACTTCTCCCGTTTTCACAAACTCCAACTTGCCATCAATACTTGCCTGCCCGTTCATCGCGGAACATAATGCCTGTGCTTTAGATATTCCTTCCTCAATACTTGAAACAGGTATTCTTTCTTTATCTGTCTGTGGTCCATTCGGATAGATCGAACCGCCGCCGAATGTATAAAAATATTTAAATTTTTTCTTGTATTTGCCGTCTTTGTCTTTTTGATAGCCGTCTTTTTCTGCCTGCTCACAAATACCGACAGGCAAACCAACAGCACCCATAAGACATAAATGACCAGCAAGAGATAAGGCACCAGCTCTGCAAGTTACGTTAGACAAGCATTTAGTAACAACTCTAGGCACCACATTTTCTAAAACAATTCCACCAACCCGAACCACGCCCGCCCATATTGCAGGCCAAACCACGCGGCGTATATGCCTTTTATTTAAGTGCTCTTTTGTGTAAACGAGCTTGTAAAAGCCGTAGCCGTTTTGACCGTTTGATTTTGCATAGTGATAATCTTCGTAATATTTTCTTGCAGCCGCCATATCGTAAGCGTGGAAATCGTTGCTATGGCGGGTTTTGAAATCCATTTTTTGATAAAACAGGGTCGTCGCACCACCTTTTGATGCGTCATAACGCCAATTCCTGTTTAAAAACACTTCAGGGTCAATGTTAAAAACAAGTTTGCCTTCTTCAGCGAAAATATAGTTCCCGCCCGTTAGCTGAATGATGTTTTCTGCTTTGGCCAAGGGGAGCAGTAATAAGAGTGAAACGGCAAATAGGAAAAGCTTCTTCATTTGAATAAAACCCACATAACAATCAATGGCACTGACAAGCCTATAAAAAACCAAACGTCCATCATCTTTAGCCCCGTTATCTGTTAAACCATCTATGGATGCGTTTGATGCCCCACATCGACAAGGACACGCCGAAAAGTGCCCAACCTATCATTAAGCCGTCTTGGAAATTTTGACTGGGATCGCATTCCGGCAACGATGCGGTTACTTGCAAACCCTCAAACTGCCAACCCAACGGCGTATATTGCATTTGATATATTTTCCCGTCATGAATGTTCGGCGTTACTTGGCTGAAATAGGCGTTTTCGGCACTTTGTTTTGTTGCGTGGCAGATATGTCCGACCTGATAACCCATTACCTTCTACCCCTTGTTCGAGAACGGAAATAGGCTGTTCGTGCAGCGTAATAGTCATTCCGCCTGCGCCAATAAACATCACGCCTCAATTTATTTATATCCCGTTGTCTTTGGCGCATTCTTCTATTTATTCTTGCCCGCCTGAAATCAATAACCTTTAAAATTATCCGCATGGAAAAAACTACGATATATAAGCCGATAACCAGCCAACCCACCATGCCGACATCAGTCAACAGGGATGAAAACGTATCTTTTATTGTTTGCAGAATCATTTTTTATCCTCTAAACCAAGCTAAAAATAAAAGGGCGGAAACCGCCCCTTTTCATCAGCGGAAGAATCGCATCAGGATCATTACGCCGAAGATTGCAACCGATACGCCGAGAATCAAACCGGCAACCGTTACAGCGTCTGTTTTTGCCGTAGCAATATCGGTTTTTACAGATTCAGGCACTTCCGCCCAAACTTGAGTTGCAAAAGCCAACGGAGCGGCACCCATAACGGCAATCTGCTTGCCATATTTTTTCATGATATTCATGAGTTTTTCCTTTTTTGTTTTCCCGCTTTCGGAGGCAGGCGGGAGAGCCTGAAAATTTTGCGGGCTGTGAAGGGATTGATCAGACCGCCCGCCGAGCCTGAAACCGTTTAATTTTTGACTTCCGAACGTTCAAAGAAACTGAAAATCGCGAACTGTTCGCCTATTTCGTCTATGCCCGCATCCATGGCGTCTTCCTGATAATCAAACTTTCCCGCCTGTTTGATATAAGGGGTTTGAGTTATTCCGCCTGCGGGGTCGGGGCATAAAAATTCGCCGCTTTCCAAATCCTGAACGATGAAACGTTGTTTGAACTCATACATTTTTCATCCTTTATTTGTCTTTCTGATTCGGTACTACCTGAAACCGAACATCTTTCACTACGGCGGTTTCCTTACCGCTGGAATTGGTGGTGCGGCCAATTAACAGCTCCATTTCCATTGGGAATTTGAGGTTTTTAAACATCTCGAAATTAGAGCTGTCGCCGAAACGTAATTTGGCCAAACCGACCCCTACGGCATTTCCTGATTCAACATTGAAAGGCGTCGCCCGGAAAATCGTACAGGTGTCGATCTGATTGCCTTCGATCTCGCCTTTAAATTTGGTTACACCCATGATGATGGCTGTTTCGTACTGTTGCTGATTTAATTGATCAAAGTTCATTTGGTATATCCTTTAAGTCTATTGGTTGGTTAAAACTGGTATCTTCTAAAATTCCGTATTCATCATTTTGATGACCTTGGCCGATTTGGTGCATGTATTTAACGGTTACACCGTTATAGCTGTACTCTTGAGGATTTAAGCCTTTAGGATATTTGCCGTCATCCGCCCTTAATCTTTCGCAAATCTGATCGGGCTTTATGCCGATATCAAGCATGAAATTCATCATGCGGCCTACCTGCTGCCTGGCATGGCGTTCCAATTTGTCAAAATTGATATTGACCATCCTTTTAGCGGTTTCGACGCGTTCGGCCTTATTCTGAAAAAGCGTTTCCCCTATCGGGTATGCCCCCGTCAGGTATTGGCCGGGTTTAATCAGCATATCAATCGGCAGAACGGAATCGGCCTTTCTAAATTCGACTTCGAACCGAACCCAAGGACTATCGGGATCGCCCAACTGGCGGCCTTTTTCGTAAATCCTGCAATATTTGGCCGAACCCCGCGAGCCGATGAAAAGCGTCATGCCGCTAAAATCCTGTTTGTGCCAAGAAGAGCCGCGGGTATCTTTTTTCGGCCTACGGTTGCCGTTATCGAAAAGGCCGTTTTCGTGGTCGTCATAAGCCTGATTAGGCGTGTACTCGCCGTTTAGGAAATCACAGGCCAAATCAATGCGGGTAATGCGGGGACGGTCGGCATGTTCGAGAAAATGGTAGAGGGAGACTTCCCATCCCTGTTTTGCCGCCATACATCCGACACCTTTTAAATCGATCAATACGGTATCGTTTTGTCCGCCGACATGGATCTGCCCGTAATTTGCGTTATCAGGTCCCAACTGGTAATAACCGTCGTAGAAAAATTTACCCTTACCCGGCAATTTGCATAAAACACCGAAACCGAAAATCTGATCAACAACAAGGCTTAAATATTCGATTATTTCGTTATCGCCGATGATTTCATTCGGGAACCAGCTGTAAACCGTTTCAATTCCGAAGGTAAAGGTTAGGTAGTCAATCATCGCGCTGTCGGATTTGCCCTTGCGTAACGGGACTTCCAAAATTCGGCCTTTGGTATCGGTCAGCCAATGGGAGAAATACTCGACGTTTTGGAATTGAGACCAATCAATTTGATAGGGAGCTATCAGGGCTTCGGTTTTCCTATCCCCCCCTGTTAGACGAGGGGGGGCACCGTCCGACGCGTCTGCGCCGCCCGCCCGAGGCGGGCTGTCGCATGCCGCGTCGGACGGCATACACACTCTGTCTTTCTGATGGCGGAAACGCTTTTGCAAAAACGCCAAGCCTTCGGATGCTTCCGCTTCCGCTTCGGCGCGTTTTTGATCTTCGATCTCGCGTTCATAGTCGATCAGGTCGAGCCTTTGCTTGCGTGTAAGCTTAGTCATTTCGCTTGCTCCACCAAGTCGGGTTTGAATTTGAGTTCGGTCAGGTTGTAATAAGGGATGTTTAACGCGGCGGCATGAAATTTGCCTGTGATGAATATTTGTTCGTCTGAAATATTCGGAGCAGTCGAAAGCGCGGTATACCGGCTTTTGTCCAGATGGATGAAGATTACGGGTTCGGCTTTTTGTTGGTTAAGCCATTGGAATGTGACACAAGGATATTTTAACTTTTTCATTTCTAAGCCCCTTCTTGCTTAAATTGATGAAGGGGAATTTGATTTTAAATTCCCCGTCGGCAGAAGCTACCGACGGGGCGCAATATACAAGGCCGTCTGAAACAGCGAAAGCATGTTTTCAGACGGCTTTTAAGTTCGCGTGGCGGCGTAAATCAGATTTCGAAGCTGTCGGATTCGCCGTGTTCGCGGCCTATCATGCCTGCGGCTACGGTGTGGTTGGTGGCTTCGTCTATCAGGATGAATGCGCCCAATGCGGGGTTTTCGGTATACGGCACGGCATTGAGCGGTTGCTGCAGGGCGATGTTCAGACGGCCTATGTCGTTTGTTTTCAGGGTGTCGGCGGCGGTTACTCGGCTCAGGGTGTGTACGTCCCACACATAGCTGATGCTTTTGATTTTGGCGGCGGTGGTGCGGGTGGTGTCTTTGAGCAGGTAGCG